GAACCAACAATTCCAGTATTAAAAAATGAAGTCTCACTAGCACTAATAGATGATCCAGAAGCATTTGTTGAACTACTTGTCAATCTAAAAGATTTTGTTCCATTTTTAAATAGTGCTGTAGGTGAAGGAGTTTTTAAAGGATTTTTAATAAAGAAACAACCATTCAAATCTCCAAAAGAATCAGTTGTTAGCGTTTGGTCGCTAACTATTGCTTGTGCTCCACTAGTTTCCCCAACTAATCTCATTCCTGATGGCGTGTAACCATAAAATCTTCCCTCAGTTTCATCTGAAAGGGAGAATGTATCAACATTAATTGCATCAGATGATGATGAATATGCACCTAAAGTTAGTGTTTTTGAATATGGGTTTTCGGAATATAAAGTATTTGGAGAATCGTATGATCCCGATTTGTGATTTGATTTTGCGATTCTAAAAGATGCTTCTTTATTACCATTAATATATCCAGATACAATTTCACCAGCACTAAAAGTGCCACTAGTCATAGAAACTTTAAGAAGTTTTGGGATAATATCAATATTCGAATTGCCATCTAAGAATGAATAATAATTAGTTGATGGTTTTAAACCTGTTGCTCTAAATTCTACATTTCTTGAACGAGAGTACCTAGATCTTTCATAACTATCTAATATATTTCCAATATATGAAGATTCCCAAACACTTTGAGTTCTGTATATAAGACCTTTTTGTGCCTTTATAGTTCTAACCCAAGTATCTGCAGATGGTGTTAATTTAATATTTCCATTATAATTTGCGGATCCAGAGGGTTTAATTTTTTGGGATTTAGTTGCAAATGACTGTTGAATATTACTCCACTTTTTCTCTTCATAATTTAGTGTTACTAAATTTCCAGTTTTTTTCACATTTGGATCTAAAAGACTGAAATTTGTAGAATAATCTACAGAATCTGCATTTATAGTTTGAGAAGGAGAAAGTTTTCCTTTTAATGAATATGAAGAAAAGTCGGATATCAACTCTTCAGAATCTAATTTTATAGAAACTTTTGCATCACTATTATTGGTATCAACAAATTCATTACTCTTAAAGTTATCAACAAAGAATCCAGATTTAAATCTTGAGAGACCATCTGCATCTTGAACTTGGAATGATTTAGTATCTAACTCCAATAAATTCAATGATGTTACTTTCTCAATATTATCAATTCTATTCTCCAATCCGCGAATATCGCGCATTGTATATCTTTGATTATCTACAAAATTAATTTGTACATCATCAGTATCGTAAAGATATGCAGGAAGATTTATGACTGCAATAGTCATGGAATCTTCGATAATAGAAGGTTCTTTTGGATTTCTTGATGAAGCACCTTTCATCAATACGAAAGATCCATTCTTATTCAGAACTAACTTATCAATTCTTGGTAGATAGTATTCATAACCAATAGTTGAAGATTCGTCTGGAGCAACAACTAAAGTTGGTGCGGTTCCAGAAGAAGCAAATGTTCTTGTTGAGAATGCAAAAGGTGATGAAGTTGATCCAGTGAATTCTGGAACTCTAGGTCTAAAGTCTAAAATATCAGTTGCTCTACAATCATCACTTAAATATGGTATATCATTTTTATATCTTTGCTCACCATAACTATTTGCGGTGTATAAATCTCCACCATCATTATCTGGAACTTTGTAGTAATCAAATACCACCATTAATTTTCTAGATGGCACTGCACTTTCAGATTTTCTTACTAATCTAGAGTAATCATAATATTGATCTCTTTGTCCTTTATCTAGAATAAAGTCTTGTGTCTTGTCGACAAATTTTCCAATAGTAACTGTGACTATTGAACTTGCTACATTTGATTCTTCAAATGTAACAGTTTCTCCAGGAATGAATATATTAGAGTTTAAATATACAAATTCAATATCTGTTGCTGAAGTTCTTCTTGCAACTTGTCCAATTGCTCCACTTACAGATCCAACAATTTTTTCACCAAGAACAGATTCGCTATCTAAATTCAATCCTGAGGGGAAAGATAAAGTATCCAATACTACATCTGTAGCATCTAAAGATTCATATATTGCAACCACATTAATAACATCTGGCACATTTAATGATATTTCATCATCTTCAACTCTTAAACCATAATACTCACTATTTGTAAGACCACTAGTACTAGTGTTTATACCAGAACTCGTTGCATTTACATTTACAACTTTACTCCTAATGTATAATTTCTGCTTATTTCTAATAGAATTCTTTTTAAGAGTAACATTAACAGTTACATCAGATTCATTTGGATTTAATCCACTAAAATTAACAACTGTTGAATTTGCACTCAATGAAACCTTATCTTTAGATAATGCATCAACTTCTCCATCATTATAAGCGATTGTGTATCTTTCGGCATCATATGGTTGGAAAAATGCACTACTAATTCCAACATCACCTAAAGTAACTGAAAGATTACCTGTGGTTGATGTTGCTTGATTTAGAACTTGTTTTCTTACAACTAAATCTGAGTTTGCAAGATTTACGCTAGAAATATTTTTAGAGTCTATTTTTGCATAAAGTTGAGACTTACTTTCATCTGTAATTTTGGGAGTGCCAACTTTAAAAGTATATCCTCCCTGAACAAGAGAACCATTATTAACATTAATAACCGTAGGAGTTCCAGCTAATGTGATCTGAAGACCATCAGATGTAACATTATCAACTCTATTAAATGTTGGATGCGTGTTTCCTGGTACTTGATATGCAATGATTGTATCACTCTTAATTCCTACAAAATTTTTTCCAGTGCATGTTGCAACTCCTGTTACAGAATCAATATTGATAATATTTTCTGCATCAAATCCATTTCCAATCTTTAATTGTAATGCAGAATCTGCGACAAATGCAGTAGTTAATCCAGTTTGAGCAGAATCTTGAAAAACAGACTTTATATCTTTTGCCCCAAAGGCAGTAACTCCAGATAAAGATCTACTATTCTTACTTGATCCATTGATGGATACTGCTTCACCAACTTGAAATGATCCGGAAGTTTGATTTACAAAAATATCTTTTGCTTCCGTAAATGATGTCCCATCATAAACTGATCTGGCAACATATCCGCTAGCACCACTGTTTAGACCTTTTACGTAAGATCCAATTGGTAATTGTGTGCTGGATATGGTTGCACTAAAGGTTAGTTGAGTATATGTTTGAACATCATAGAGATATAAATCAAAATTTGTAGATTGATTTTTATATGCTTCATCACTAGCACCAAAGGAATATACTCTTGCTTCTCCAATAGTAGTTCCTGTTCCAGCAATGGTTGAATTTCTTCTTTGACTATTCAGATAAATTTTAAAATTATTATCGAGACCTACAATTGGAACACCACTAACATTATTTACCTTTAACATATTTCCCATTTCAAATGGGATTGCTGTTAAAGAAACAGATCCAGTATCTCTTGGTTTTTCAACATCAAGGATAGTAGTTACAGTTTTCTCAATATCAAATCCTTTTACATATGCTTTTCCAGAAGAAACTTTAACTGCTAAAAGATCTTCAGATGGATCGTTTCCTTGATCTGTTTTTTGAGTTGTTGAGAAAACTCCATCAGGAGTTAATCCATCATTCAGAGAATCTGCAATATCAACATCGAATGGATCTACAGAATAGTTTCCAGATTCTTCAAAAGTTCTTTCAGCAAGATATTCTTTTATAAGAGAATAATTGCTAGAATCTTGTACTTTTTTAATAACTCCGCCATTTATTCTAAGAATTTCGATGAAATTTTTGTCATCTAAATCCGTTAATCTTTTTTTAGTTAATTTTGTCGAAATTTTTAATCTATCTGCTCCTGGAGCAGCATAATTTGAAAAACCTCTAGCATTATCATAGAGAGTATTATCTTCTTTTGAATCAATTAATTTTTCAGTTACGAGAAGACCAATTCTATATGATGGTGTATTTGTATATTGATCTAATACAATAGTATCTTCAGCAACATTTACAAAATGACCTCTGATAAAATAGACACCACTTGCTATAGTAGCAGCAGATCCTATTGAGGTTGAACTTTGATTTATCGTAGTTGCAAAGGTATCTCCAGCAGAAATTGTAGTATTTCCATACGTCAAATTTTCTTCTAGAATTAATGTTTCTGCATCTCTAAACTGAGTGCTGTTAAAGTCAGAATCTGAGGTTAAATATTTGACATATAAAGTATAATCATCAGTTTTAGATTCTATATTTGTTAAAACTTTTTCAATAGTTGCTTCTAATTGAGATTCTTGCCCCTTTATTTTCTTACCAACTAGATCATTCAAATATAAATTAACACTCAATCCTACATGAGTTGGATTAATTTTAACAGCATAATATTCTGAATTATATGTTAAATTACCTGGTATTACTACGGAACCATCTTTGAAGATGTGAGTACCAAATTTTTCTATTTGATTTTGGAGTATTGACTGTAAAGTCGTTAGTTCTCTGGACTGTACTGGAAAACCCGGTTTAAAAAGAACTCTGTAAAAATTCTTATCGGAATCAAAATCATCATAATAAGGTGATACGTTGAGATTAATTTTTTGTGACATCTTTAGAATTCCAGTATGATTTTAATATCTTCTTTTTGGCGTGGGTTTCTAGTAACTTTAGGTCTATTGTCCAAGTAAACAATTTCCCCAGATCCTTTATTTATCTCAGCAGGAGCAACACCAGAAGTAAATTGTGTTGCTAAATTCACCCTTTTTGTTGTTGTTACTGAAGTAGTGATTCCAGTATAAGTTGAATCAATAGATCCACTAAAACTATTATTAGATGTTATTGTTCCCCCACCTGTTGTAAAATCAATTTTTAATGCCTCAGTATTTACATCTTTTGAATCTTTTTGATTATATGATGTCCCATTATAGAATAGAGATCTGTCTTGATAATATTTTAATACTGAGGTTTCAACATCAAATGATGCCACATATCCAGTTGCAGTTCCAACTCCAAGAACTGTTTGATAAATTTGATTACCCGGTATACCATCTTCTGGGTTAGAAACACTAGTCAATTTCAATGCTTTTAGGTTTGAAAATTGCTTTTCTGTGAATATAGAAGATGCAGATCCAACACTTGTTGGATTTTTAATAATTCCAATTTGAGAAAATCTAGTATCTACTGGAAAATCTCTAGTTGAATCATCAAATCGAGCATAAATTAGAACTTTATCTGCACCTAATTCATTGTAAATATTATATCCATGCCCTCTAGAAGGTGGGATAATTGGAATTAAATGTGCAAATTCTGTTGCACCAGAATTAACCGAAGATAAATCAATTCTACCATAAGAATATTTCCTCCCTCCAGATGAAACTGTTACATTTGTTATTTTTCCACCTACAACATCAACAATTGCCTTTCCATCTTCCCCATCACCCAAAATATCAAGTTCCGCGTCAGTGGTATTATAACCAGCACCTTGATTTTGAATATATACCGTTTTAATTTGGTTATCATTTATTAATGAATCACCATTCTCTCTTACAGATTGAATTTGTGGATTATTAGTGGTTAACCAATAATTTGGAACGGGAATATACTCAATAGAATCAAATTTAATAATATCGCTTGGAGAAACTGTGAATAGATATTTCCATATGTAACCATCACCACTTTCACCTGCTCTTGATGGTTCTAAATCAACAAATGTTGGTTCATCTTGTGAAAAGTTGCCAAGGGCGTTATTTTCATCTGAACCATTATCAATACAAACATATACTTTAAAATCACTATTAATTACATAATAATTTGCATCATACAATCTTGTAGAATTTGTTTGTGGAGATGGATTGGAAACACTATAATCATGCCTGTACATCTCATAAATTGTACCTTGTTGCCAATCTACTCTTCTAATTAATCTACGAACATCATTTTGACTGATCTTTCTACCAAAGATCATAGTGTCTTTAACATGACTAAGATAATCTAAATTATCCACTGGAGATGGTGTATTATCATCCCAATTAGATGATCTACCATATCCAACAATTGATGGATTTGGTAAACTCAAGAACACATAGTAGGAATTATCAGGATCACTGACAGAGTCCACAAAGTTACTCGCATTTAGTATTCTAAATTGGTCCGTGACAATTGCAGCCATTTTATATATTTTACTTTTTTTCTATATTTATACTCAATCAATTAGTGTTTTTCTTAAGGCACCAGTATCTCTAAGTCCATACTTACGCCTTTGGAAAGTTGGGAATGTACTCAAACCAGAACTTGCAGTATATCCGGTAACAGCAATTGATACTGCATTATCAATTCGGTTAAATCCAGATAGGCGACCCCAAGAGAATCTTCCACAAATACTATCTGGCATTGTATGTACTCCAACAGTATTTGAGGTTGATAATATATTGCATGTAATTATTCCAACTAAATTGTTTCTAGTGATGGAATGTATGTAGTAAATGTTATCTGATCCTGTTGTTCCAACGCCAACAATAGTATTATCGCTAATATCAATAGATGTAACTCCATGACCAACGTGTGTATTTTGAACATAAATTGGATAACCTGGTAATAATCCATCAATTACAGAAGTCTGGTCATATTTAACAAAGAACTTCATAGATAATGCATTTCCTAATGTTCCAGTATTTGTTGATATTCCCGTAATAATTCCACTAAATCCTTCAACAAATCTAATTCCTTCAATAACTTCAGATTCTAAGTTTGGAATAGGTGCTATAACTACTGGTCTATTTGACCCACCAGTGTATCCAGCACCAGCAGTTGTA